GCTCTTGTCCTCGTATTTGCCTGATTCGGACAACCCACCAGACGGGGACTGCCCAAAGAGCAAAGTCTTCGGCATGTCGGCGGCGGCTACAAGGTCGTCGAGGAGCCGGTCGAAGAGGTCTTGAGCACCGGAGAGGCTGCGTGAGGCGAAGCTCACTTCCTCCTCCGTGTCCAGAGCCATACCGCCGTAGAGGGATCTGGCCAGCGCATTGGCCTCCAGGCGGGCGCGGAGTGCTGACTCCTTACCGGAGGTCACCTTGCTGGCGAGACCGGGGATCTTGTGGACGAACAGGTCCATCTCGTTGAGCATGGTCGCCATGCCGTCGGTGGCACCCCGATAGCGCTTCCACACTTCGTAGAAGGGCTGGAGGTACGACATACCCCAGCCATCGTTGATCAGCCGCTGCCGCCAGGGGAGGAAGAGGCCGTCGAATCGCAGGACTCTGGAGCTGTGGACGAGCAGATATTGGAGGTCGTTCTGCTGGTTAACTGACTTGCTGGTTGAGATCCGATAGTATTCGGGGTTGCGGTAGTTGAGGTAGTTGTAGTCGTTGGGCGTAATTTCACGTCTTGAGAGGGGGACTAGGTCTGCGATGCCTCTTACAAGTTCAGGCCGCACAGGCTGATCAGGCTCCAGCCCGTCATCGAGCACCATAAAAATGGCTGAGCCACCATACAGACGTTGCAACTTGAGAGCTTCTTCGACGTAGTCAAAAAAGTCAAGTTCTTCTAGGAAGTTATCGAAAGCTTTGATTGTGCCATCGTAGTCTTCGGTCTCTTCACTAATCTTGATCGTTGCCTGCTCGGTGACGGCGGCCTCAGCGTAGATATCAACGACACGGCGGCAGAGTGGGTCGTAGTACAGCGCCTCTAGCTCCTGCTCAGCTAGCAGTCTGGGGGTGCGAATGGCGTAGTACTCACTTTTATCCTTCGACGTGCCGAGCCCGGTGATGGCGTTGATGAGCACGCCGTCGTTCCGAACCTCGGAATCGAGTCTTATTTCAAAAGTTTCTGAAGTTTCCGACAAAGTTTCGGCGCAAACTCTTTAACTCCAGACTAACTAAGCCCAGCCCTGTCGGTTGGTGAGTTGTCCTTTCAGTGTTTGCTCTTGCGATGGCGGTTTAAGAAGGACTTTTGAGTGCTTCCGTCGGGCTCGCGGTCAGGGCTAATCAGCATTAAGCCATATAGCATCAACACAACTCCTACGATGATTAGCGCCGTGGCTTGAATAATTGTCATGACTGATCAAAATTAGGCTTCACGCTGAAGCCACTTTTTTAAGGGGTGATCTCACTCACGTCGGGGGTGGCCTCAAACAGGCAGTCGTGGGCCGTGCGGAACCATTGGGATTGCAGCAGAAGGCGGTCTTCCTCCTCCACCAAGATCTCCTTGAGGTCCTTGAGGAAAGTCACGATATCGCCCTCATCGAGGTACTCAGCAACGGCACCACGAAGGAGAAGTTTGTGGTGGGTGTCGCCGTCTGCGTTGAATGTGGGGATGGTCATCAGATCAGATCCAGCCAGTCGGTTGTAGGCGTTGTAGCAACCGCAGAGAGCGCCAGAGCAAGTGCCATCACCGAGTCGTCATGGGCGCCATCTCCAGCACAACGATCTCCCGTTTCAAGCTGACGGAACATCAACATCTCATGATAGAAGGGCTCTCTGGGAACGACGAGTTCTTCACGCTCTAGGAAGTAGGTGATCCGGTCGGTATTGGAGATTTTGTTGGGGCGGTTGGTGTTGTAGGGCTCGACCATGTACTTAGCCAGCGCTTTGGACAACACCTCCGAGACCACGGCCCCGACGCCGTTCTTCTCGCAGATTACCTTATTGGGCACAAAGTTCTCCGCCTGCTCGATAATCTGCTGGATGCAATAGTCGCTGGACTTGTAGCGCGTTCTAAAGACATTGACGACCTGATACGGAGGTCTGGTGATGTCGAGAACTACAGAACACCAGAAGTCGTCTCCTCCTGCTGCGGGGTCCACGGCCATGATGTAGTCGCGGTTCAGCAGACCGCACTCGATGAGCTGCCCGTGGCACGCTTTCTCGACTAGCGGCGGGGGGAATATCTGGGCGTCAGAGGCGACGAAGTCCATCTCGTACTCCTGTCGCCAGGCGCGGTCAGTAAGCTTCGCCTTTGACTTGGTTTTGGTCGCCCAGTTCGGGTCGGCGGCATAGATCGGGATGTCGGAGTAGTGGATTCGAAAGCGGTTCCACCCGTCTTCCTCCTGCCCGTGCCAGAGATTGGCGAACATATTGCCCATGCCGTTTGGCGTAGACAGGAGGATCAGCTTGCCCCGTTCACCCAGGGTGGCCATCGTCGGTTGCGCGGCTGTATAGATCTCTTCGGCGCCGTCGAGGAAGGCGGCCTCGTCCAATACCACCACCGAAACAGAGGGAATGCCTCGGGCGGCTCGGGGTGTTGCCGGGAGGAAGTAGATGGTGCCCAGGCCCTTGAAGGAGAGCTCACTGTTCGATTCAGTGGTGAACTCGATGCCTGAATCGGCGATGCTGGCCGCCTGAGCTCGGATCCGTTTCCCCAGGGCGCCGGAGTCAGAGGCTGTCTTGGAGAAGACCACGGCAGCGAAGCCTGGTTCAGTTAGAGCGCGGCACAGCAGATAGGAGCAGACGGTCTCAGAAGCGCCGATCTGGCGGCTTTTCAAGACGATTGTGTATTGGTTACTACAAATAGATTCAATAAGCCGCTTCTGAACTTCGAAGGGCTCAAATGGTTTGACGCTGCCGGATGTACGGATCCAGGTCAGCGGAGCAAATTGATCCCAGCGTTCGGCTGTGGGGAAGCGGGGTTGAAAGCCAACGGCGGTCGAGGTGAGGCGTTTCTGCTCCTCTTCCTTCTCACGCTGCGCTTGTAATTTCTCTAACCTCTCCAACCGGGTTAAGAGCTTGGCGCTGGGCATTGGCTTCTAGGTGTTCCAGGCGACGCTCAATTGTCCGCGCCTCGTACTGTTTATGGGCGGAGTCGATGAGGATCTTGATCGCCTGAACTTTAACGCTCACGCTGATCTCGGGGTTCTCGTCGTCGATGATTTCCCGGAGCTTTTGTATCGCCTCAGGAAGGGCTTCAGAGGTGACGCCGAATGTCCTGTGAAAGATCTCCTGCTGATACTGCCAAATAGCGTTGTTAAACTCTTCAAGCTGTTTCCAGGCGCGGATGCCCTCGGTGGAGCATTTGGCGCGTTTCGCTGCCTCTCGCCAGGTGAGGCCGGCGGCTAGTCCTTGAGCCGCCAGCACTTGGCGCTCATTCAATTCTCTGGGTCTTTCCATTGGTATGAAAGATTCTGTGCTGCTTCCTTGGCCGCCCAACGCATACCAGCAGGTTGAAGAACAAATGCGAGGCGGGCTAAATCCGTGGCGACGGAAAGAAGTTCGTCTCGATCCATCCTTTCCATGCCCTTCACCAAGTTGGCGAAGCGAAGCTGGTCGTTGACACTCGCCTCAATCATCGTTTTCAGTGAAATCTTTAGGACTCATTCCTTCATGCTGCTCAGCTAAGGCGGTGCCGAGACGTGAGATCAGAGTGCGGGTGTATGGAAAGGCGGCTGCCTCATTGCCCGCTTTAATGCTCCGCTTAATCATGCGGAAGAGTTCTTTATTCTCGGAGCGGCTATGTCGGGATTCCTCCAGACAAGCTCCCATGATCTCCTCCATCGTGCCGTAGTCAGCACTGGCCGCCACCTTGCGGGTGTAGGCGTAAGCGAGAACAGAGGCGAGGCCCCACTCGTCGTAACTTCTAACTAGATCACCGTCGTCGTCAATCTCCTCGTACTGTTGGGCAAGAGGGTGAACATACGCTGTGGGAATCAGCGCGAGCGGTACAGCGCAATCTGTGGTGTATTCCACGATGGGAGTAGTACCTTCCCCCCATTCAAGCGTGGTTATAGCGCACGGGAATCGTCGGTGATACGGCGAATACGGTAGGGGTGGTCATTACTAATGAACTGGCTGTTTGCCCGCTGCACTTCGGCGTCGGTGATGGCCAAGATCTTGTAGAGTACTCCGGCAGGCTCGGTGAGCTTAATCATCACGGCTGGTGCAGTCATTTGAGCTTGGTGGCGGTCCCTAAATTACCTGCTCCAGCTCGTGCGCGTATTAAGCAAAAACCTAGTCGTCCCAGTCGTTGTCGTACACCGAGACGTTCTTATAGTGACTAGTTTTAGGTTGCTGCTTGATGCTCTTGGGGACCCGGATTATCCGAAAGCCGAGTAAACGGCAGATAGCGGAAAACCGCTTAATCAGTGCTTTCACGTCCCTCCGTTTTTATCTAGTTTTACATAGTTAGTAGACCTGCTGTCGATAGAAAAGGGCCGGGGTAGGGGAACCTACGCCCGGTCCAATGCGGTCGGAAACCTTCAGAATCTCTTTGAGATTACATATCGAGAGGAAGAATTGGATCCTCCTCCAACATGAATCCCCACTCTTTGGCTACAGCTTCGGCGTCATCAACCCGGGTCTCATCGAGGAGGTCAATGACGCGCTTGCTGCACCAGGCTGTGTTGAGGTACTCGAGGGATACAACCGTGAACATCTACTCAGGAATTCTTCCTTGAGTCTACGACCGTAGCATCGAAGTAACTTGTACGGTCTGGCGCACCTAAGTTGGCGAGAACTTCTGACAACTCCGCCACGGCTTTACCTAGATCATTCAACGGTTGGGAGGCTTGGACGAGTGTGAAGCCTATCTTGCTCATCCAGTGAGTGAGGTCGTTCATTCGTTCTCCATTTCCATTACGGTTTCGAGGGCGCGGATGTATCCGTCCCAGTAAGTCCTGGCGTAATGCGCCTTGTCGTCCAGACTCCGCGAACTCTGACGGGCATCCATGAGGAGTCGTCGGACTGCTGGGGCACTGACATCGAGGTTTCGTTCTTGTTGGTAGGACATGGTTCAAAAACAGGGGTTCCGTCTAAGTTGATTTGGTGTGACCAGAAGCGGGACATGGCGCCAGGAAGCATGCGAAATGCTTTCTTACGCTGAGCACGAGAGGGCATATCAGCTATGAGCCTCCACAAAAGCGTCGATAAACCCCTGGAAATCGAAGGGTTTTTCGTGGTGTTCGCTGTAGAGGGCGGCGGTGTTCTCCAGCGCCACCTTTGATCGCTTGATCCGGGAAGCCTTCTCCGGGAACCGCTGATCGAGCTCCTGGAGGCAGGCTCTGAGGTCTTGCATCATCCAGTCCGCTTGATCAGGTGTGCCTGCGTTCAATGGAACTAGCAGGCTCACCTTGATCGACCGGCAACCTTCAGGGTCCAAGCCGAATCGGACCATGAATTCCGCAAGGGGGTCGTTACTCAGATCCTCGTCAGCAATAGCGACAAGGGCCTCGTGCATCATCTTGGTCATGATGATCGATCAGACCAGGGACAGGCAGGCTTCCCGAGCCTTGGCAATGCGCTCGGCACCCTGGCCGCCCCACAGCGATTCCAGGCGAATACGTGCCCGTTCCACCTCATCCTTTGACCGCCCTGCGTCGTGGGTTTCAAACTGCGTGATCGCCTGGAAGAATCCCCATACGGTGCCTTTATCGACTCCAAGTCCGGTTTCACCTGTGTAGTGGGAGCGGATGGTTGCGATTTGGGGGAGATCTGAGAGCTTTCGCTCCCGCTTCTGCTTCGTGTCTTTGTCTGTAATAGGACGAGTGAGGAGATCTGAATAGGTGGTTTCGAGGATGTACTTGGCCGCGTCAGGGCTGAGGGTCAGGGTGGTCAGAGGCTTGAGGGCCTCTAGATCGCGGCTGAATTTCTGCTGCTCCAAGTTGATCAGGGCAGGAAGGGAGGCGGCGAACTGCTCCACGCTCTTGGTGTGGCGCATCACCAGGCCGGCGCCGGCATCTTGAGCTTTGCGAGCTCCCCGGCTGCAGAGGTAGCGGAGTTGATTGGCGCAGACCAGGCGGACGTCGGAGAAGAAGACGCCGAATGCGCTGGAGCCGTCGAAGCTGTTGAAAGCGTGGATGTAGCGACGGATCTTGTCGCCCTCGGTGACCTCGCCTTCGATGTCGCAGGAGGCGGTGATGAAGACCTTGCGGCCGTCGCGGATGCTGACGATGTTGTCGATCTCCACGTCCTCACGGAGATACTCGAAGAGCTGGATCAGGCTGTCGTTCTGGACTGGGGTGTAGCCCTTGCCCATGATTCCCATCAGAGCGCCGTTGTCACAGCGGGTGATGGCGCAGTGGTCCGGGGACTCGTCCATCACACGGTCATGGATCGAGTCGGGGGTGTTGAAGAACACAGCCGTTTGAGCCACCCGGAAGTCGGCACCGGCCATGGCGAATGCCTGACGAGGCGTTGCTGACATGGGAACCACCGTGCCACCGGCCTGGGCGGCGATGGGGTTGACTTGATAGCCGCGATCCTGAAAGCGGCCAGGCTTCAGAATCTGCTTCTCCCGAGCGAATTCCTGGGTGACAGCGTTGTTGATCTGGGTGCGGAACTTCATGTCCGACATAGCCAGAGCGTCGGGGGTGTCGGTGTGGACTGGGGTTGCGGTTTTCATGAGATGCGGGTGGTGATGATGATGAGAGAGGTGAAAAGCGGCGATGCCGCTGTACAGATCAGGATATGTCCCTGTCCTGGTTTGTCCAGGACAGATAAGCAATCCTGATGCGGATGTAGTAGGATGTCCCTGAGCCACCCGTCCGCTTCGATGCGGGTGGATGGTGAGAGAGACCGCCCCGGTGTGAGAGCCGGGGTTTTTCTTTGTCAGAACTCGAAGTAGAAGGCGGCCTCCCAGGAGTCGAAAGGGGGGCTGGTTTCCAGGCGGCGCATCTTCAGTGCCTCCCAGTAGGGGAAGCAGCGGCTGATCTCGCCGACGGTCTTGGTGGCAAGGGTGTCGGAATCAAAGACAAGACCTGGAGTTGCTGAGGCACCGTTGCTGAAACGTATTTTGCGAAAAGCCATTAAGTGGGCTCCGTGGGTTTGGGTTGGGTTTCGCACAGGCGGGCCAGGACCAGCTGCAGATCAAGTTGAGTGAGTTCGCCATCGGGTTGCCACTTGAGAGAGGTGAGTTCGCAAGTGGCGAATTTGATGTCACGCAGGCTCTTGTCGGTGGGCTGCTGCTGGGCCATAGCTCAATGCACGGAGAAGTAGAGGCGGTTCTCTTTGCGGACCTTGCCGCGTTGGATCAGTCCTTCCAAGATTCCGTAGCTGAACCATTGGCGGCTGTCGTTGTAACCGATGGCTTTGCCCACTTCAGCGTTGCGGACGCCAGAGGGGTTGCAGTCCAGGAAGTCGATGATGTGGCGCTCCAACGTGTACGAATCGAGAAGCGTCTTAGTGGGATAGGTGACGGGCTTGGTCATGGTTTGAAAGGTTGGTGAGAGAGGGGGAGTGAGTCCCCAAGAAAGCCCCGTAGGGCTTAGTTGGGAATTCAGTTAGATCTTCTGGAAGGACACTCGACCGATGCCGTCCGTCGGGACGCCAAGAGCTATGGCGGCGGCGTAGGAAAGGTCAATACCACAGGCACACCTGTCGTTCACACGAACCGGCACTACTCTGTCCTTGTGACGAATCAGGAGCTTCGTGCCGCATGGGTAGTGCGGGTGAGCTGCTGAGATCACGGAGGCTTGGTACACGTCACCGCAGGCGGTTCTGCGGCCGATGTACCAGGGGTGGTAGACAGTCGCCGTTGTTGTGGTTAACCCCCCGGTGTGGTGGGCCAGAGACGGCATTGCTGTTGCCACGGTGAGAAGTGACAGAACGCAGTTACGAATAAAAGTCATCAATCAGTTGCAGGGATCAGGCAACAGGACTCGCAGGTACACCAAGGTGAGAAATAAAATCGCGAGACTGTTGATTGGGCGACGGCCGATTGATTCGGTCGTAGGAGCGGATTGGTGAGCGCCGGTTGGAATGCCGGTCTTCGATCTCCACATCAATGCCCTGGGCAGTACACATTTGCAGGAACAAAGGGGCGTCGCAGTCCTCTTCGAGGTAGAGCGATTTGCCCCGTTGGTAGGAGTAGTCGGAGATGCGAGTAAGCGTTCCGAGTACTTTCTCTACTGTCGCGCATTTAACTACAAGCCAGGCGTGTCCTGGGTCATGGTGCATGGTCAGTTTGAGGGGTTTGTTCATTCGGTGGGGTCAAAGTTGACGATCTTGTCGAGGGCGTTGAGGGCCTCCTCGAGGTATTCATCGAAAGGATGGCCCATTGCATCCATCTGGTGGAGCTCTTTGTCGCGATACTGGATCTCAATGAGCTCGCAGTAGATCCGCTCGATCTGAGCAAAAGGCCCCAACCCATAGCGGTTCTCGCGCACTCGCATACGGTTGAGAATCGCGAGGTTGCGTTCTCTAGGTTTCAAATCAAGAAGGCTCATGATGTAATCGGCCAGTGGGCTTTGGGTGAGGCGACGCGGAGGATGTTTGTCTTTGTGTTTGGCGCATCAGTGACAAACAAGTGACCAGTACTTGAATCGGCCACAACAAAGAAGCACCTATTCGTAACAGTCGCGCATGTACGAGCGCGGTACTCAAGATCATCGAGAGACATAAGTTGGGGAGTGAGGGTTTAACAGTTGATGGGCACTGGGCCACGGCGCAGTAATCAGCACAGTTGTGCAGAACATGAGTACCGAAACCGCGAAAATCTTCTCAATGATTGAGATCTGGGACTTCATGCTCAGTCCTCCTCAGCAGCGAGGCCGGTTTGTTTGACCGTCAGATAGACGGATTCACTGGCTGTCGCGATTCCGTCCTCCTGCTCTTTGCGCTGTGCATGCTTGATGCGTTCACCTTCGCGGCGGAGTTCGTCGCTATAGCGCCACACCTTGCGGCGGCAGACGACCACTTGTTTGTCGTCGAGTTGGGCGGCCTGGATGTTGTTGCTGTCCATGTAAGTGAGCAGCTGGGCCTGGAGTGCTTTGAGATCACTCTCCATTTGGCTGTGCTGCTCCTTAAGGTTGAGATAGATCTGGAGCTGGCGCTCGTAGATCTCTTCATTCCAGGATTCTGCAGTCATCTTGCGCGATGCAGTGGTGGAGAACTTGATGCGCTGCTTGGGGCTGTTGCGGGTAGTGGTGAGAGACATGGTGAGAGAGTTGATGTGATGTTTCCGCGTGTGGGATGCGCGGCCCCCATAAATAGGATTCAGCGGAGGTGGATGTAACTCCAGCCCTTGCGTAAGTCGTAGATGTACAGCACTTCGCAATCCCATTCCCGCCATTCTTTGCAAGCGGTTTGAATGTTCTCTGAGCGCATAGGAGCGGTGTCTCCCATGTCGTGGCTTGTGCGCTCTTTGTGGTAGAGCGGTTGAGGCTTTCGTACATCACAGATGTAGCCTCCGCCATTGGGATCCCACATGTTCTTTGTTCTTAGGGATGACATGTGGCCGCCAGCGATTAGGCGTCGGGTCTTGGTCGCGTTGTTGTAGTGCTCTTTAAGGATGGGCATCTGATGTTCTGGATACCCATCCCAGTGGCAGTAGATGCCAGTTAGTGAGCGGTCTTTGTTTGCGATGCAGATAGCGGAACGAGTTGCCATGGTTTAGAGGGATTGCGATGGTGAAGGGATGGCTAGGCGGTGATGTTTGTGGTTTCGCAGATAGGAAGTCCGGCCCAATCAGGGTCGGCATGTTTCTTGACCCAACGACACCAGCGGCCGTTGTTAGAAACAACGAACCAATCGGTAGGTGTCTCTTGTTCAATGGTGACAACGGGTTCGTTGTTCATCACATTGATGAGACGGTTTCTTGCCTTCTTGCTTCTGGGGATCAGCCAGAGTTGATCAGTCATTTTCCACATCCATAGAGTTCAAGTTTGCGGTCTCGAAGTGCATCACAGCAGCCGTCATCTTCCGAGATGTAGGAATAGGAGAGTGATTGTTTGCGCTTCTTGAATGTCACATCTCGCCAGTTAGTGATGAAATGTGTGCGGCGGTATATTGTCGCTTCAGTCTTTGCACTCTCAAAGGTGCTGGCAGTTGCAACAACTTGCCCCTTGTAGTAGATGTCGAACATTTGATTGCTCCAGTAGTTTTTAGATGAGTTCTGTTAGTTTGTGGCCGCGCTGTTTGCCTATGTCGCAGATCTCAGAGTCAGAGAATGACTCCAGTTCTTGCCACTCCGAGGGAGTCAGTGCTTGATCAGCTACTAGGACACAATGCTGAGCAGATAGAACGGTTCCGGTGCTGACATCGATGAGCAGATAACGTGAGAGATCCATTGTGATGAGGTGAGAGAGTGAATTGGTCCAGATGAGAACATCAGACGCCAACAAAATTCTTGGCACCTGTGCCATGAGCCTCGACGAAGATGTCGGTCTTGGCACCATCACAGAGAGAACATGTGCGGCACTGTGCGGTCGAATTGTTGACAGTTGCGGGGCACTGTTTGCCACTGAATGCATCAGAACCCTGAGGCACAACGGCAAAAGTCTTCCAACCATGGGCAGACGCATCTAGATAGTCTGCGAAACCATCACAGCTAGCCTGGAATACACCTTTGCACCACTGAGCAAACTCCTGACGCCACTGGTGCGTGTAGCCTGTGTGACCGGCTGCGAACTTGTTAAGGTCGCGCACAACTTGCTCGTCGAGAATGCTGGGATCGCCATACGCACCCCAGCGAATCTTCCGACCGTTGAGCAGCATGCCGATGTTGACATCTGCAGGGACGGTGAGATCTACATAACCGCCGGCCTTGTAGGTCCGCCACACTGACAGCGGGGCCTGGCCTACGTTGACGTAGCAAGAACGTTTGCCGTTGGCTTGCTTCCGGTGGATACAGTTACCGCAGATAGAATAGTCCTCACCTGTAGCGAGAGCTTCTACAGGGTTAATGTCCTCGCGGAGAATCCAGACCTGGCACATGTTGCCGGTCTTGCGATTGCCTGATTCGAGAGTCATAACGGCAACAAAAGGGTTGCCGTCGATAGGGGAATTGCCACGTTGAATGACAAAACCTAGGGGCTTCTTTGCCATAGTGAGAGATGCTGAATGCACAGCTTGAGAGGTGAGAGAGTGCCACGAAGTGTGGCAATTACACGAGGTAGGAATTGAACCTACTTACTCTGTAGACATACCGAACCTGTTGATATACACCGGGACGATATAGCTACAGAGCGCCTTCCTAGCTATTGCTAGCACGCGCAAGATCTGAAGGGTTGATCAGTTACCCTGGCCCGCATTAAGTACACTTCAGTGCTGTTGAGTTACACCACACCTATCGCGTAAGTTGCAGTCCTAATTGTTAATTATTAAAAGCCCCACCCTTGGTAGTTCCTGACAGATCCGGGATGATGAAATCAGCGAACGGATCGCCTACGTTTTACCCTCTAAACCTGCCAGCACTTGCCGCAGATAGGTCTAGACCGTTTGCACCTGTTGCCAGCGTCAGGGACTGCTTCCTTGCGGTCATCCCTATCGGATCGCTGGCACGGGTTACTCGTGCCGTATGTCGCCGGATGCTCGGCGGGTTGGCTGGGGCGTGAGGCGTTCTCCGCTTCGGTCCCCTCAGTCTGCACCGGATCCGGATAAAAACGGCAGCCAGTGTGACACCTATTTGATCGTCTACCAACTGGCCGCGATACCGGGCCCAGATAAAGACGAAACGGGCGCGCGCGTTAGGGAAGCACACAACGCGGCCAATGTCAATGCAACGTTACAAACTGAAATAGAGCTGCTATTGCTTGAGTCTCGTGAGA